AACACCCTGGAAAGGTGGTCGAGTGGTTGAAGGCTCCAGTCTTGAAAACTGGCGAAGTGAAAGCTTCCGTGGGTTCGAATCCCACCCTTTCCGCTTTTTATTAAGTTATAATACGCAATCCTTAAGAAATAGTGTATCATCTATATACAAATATATGGAGACACTAAAATGACTCTCTATTATCTGCTAATGCTGACATTTGTTGCATTAGTAGCATATGCTGGGTATGATTCAACTATACGACTCATTCAGTATTTGGATTTACAAGTCCGTTATGCTGGTATAAAGATCCAAATGAAATGGATGGGTTGGCATCTTAAAAAACAACTGATTAAAGACACAACTGAATATAAAAAGTTCCTCAAGGAGTACACTGATGGACAATAAAGAGCTGTCCAACCTATCCATGGATAGGAAGGAATGCCCCAAGTGTGGTGCTACTTGGTTAAATGGAGAGCACTACTGGTCTGGGACTGGTAAGAAAGGAAACGAACTGGATCTTGCAGGACTGGTCTGCAATAATCTTGGTGATGAAACCTGCATAAACCCATGCATAGGTCAAGAAGGTGGAGTAACATGGGAAGTAAGACGAATTATGCTGGAAAGCGGTTCTCAAAATGAATGAACAAGTAAATTTTAAAAATTGGGGTGAGGGTATAGATCCCCCAGAAAGACTATCAAGAGAAGATGTTCAGGAGATGATTGATGCAGCAATACGACGCCACAACCGTAATGCTTCTATCATTAGTATGTGCGTCGGTTGGGTGGTTCTTGCTTTATTTGCTGAGGGACTTCTGAGACTTATAGGTGTAATTCCTCCTGTAATGCCATGGTTAAACATTACCCTGAATTAATTGGTATCGTTTTACTCTTGGTGTTTGCTGGCACCATGTTTTATCAAGGCACAATGATTATGAAAGGTCATCGTGGTTATAGACATTGTGAGAGAGAACAAAAAAAATCTGAAGATATTCGTAGAAGAATAGAAAATTTGCTTAAAGACAAATGAAATCTTTAATTTTAATTGCTTGTTTTTTGCCACTTGGTATCATCTACATAGTAATGAAATTATCAGTATGGATCGCGGCAGTAAATTCTGAACACGAATATGTCAGAGAAGATTCCAAACAACCCCACGGACCATATGTGGGAAACCCATATGCAGACGTTGATGAAGAGGAAGAGGAATATGGAAGTAAAACAGATTATCGATGAAGCTCTGGAAGAGTGGTATAGTGAAAGAGGATTGAAAGTCCCCAATTGGAGAATGAAAAAGAATCCTCAGTGGTGGGTAAATTATCTTAATGACTTGGGTATTGACCAACAAAACCCATAGTGGTATAATTATTAGGTAGACAACGGGGTGTAGCTCAGCTTGGTAGAGCGCTGCTTTTGGGAAGCAGAAGTCGTAGGTTCGAATCCTGTCACCCCGATACATATATATTATCAACTATGGATTTTTATTCAGTGGAATACTGGCAAGAGAATTGGGACACTCTTCTGGACAGAGTAGAAAATGGTGAGACAATAGGAATAGAAAATACAATAACAGGCGAGAGAGCAGTAATGATACCAGCGGATGATGAACTCATACGCATATACACAGAACACAACGAAGCACCTTGAGGTTCTGTCGCCTATTGGTTAAGGCCGACACCTTATAAGTGTCTGAACGGAGTTCAATTCTCCGCAGAACCACTTGCTCCTTTAGCAATCTGGTGAATGCAGCGAACTCATAATTCGCCTGAGGCGTGTTCGATCCACGCAAGGAGCACTTGACTCTTCGGAGTCAAACCCTTATAATACTAAGGTCAACATTCAAAACAATGACACTCACTTCAAAATTCAAGAAAGACATTCAAACTCTTCGTGGTGCAGCAAACGGCGATTTTTATCTTGATGTAAAGAATCCGAAACTCTACAAAAAGGTTCGTCGGTATTATGAAGGTGAAGGTGTAGTATTCTCTGGAGATCCTTTGGATGACTACGAAATGCTTATGGAATACTTGTTCCAAGATCTTGAAACTGTAGAGGTTGCTTAATGAAGGTTCTTTTCGAACGCTTTCCGTATCGATATGTAGAAACGGGTGTTCTTGAAAATGGACACCCTGACTATCGCATTCAAAAGGCAGATAGTTGGACAAAGCGTTATCGTGACATGTATCTTCTTGACAATCAGATGCAACTTCTGACTGCTATTGAAGATTTCGAATATACGAAATGGTTGGATCCAGATCGTGTTCCGTGTTATGTAAAAGATGATGAAGACATGGAGAGTCTCTAAAAACCCTGGTCGGGATCCCCCCCTCAGTCACGGATGGACTATAACAGAACTGGTGGAGTCATAAGACCCTCTAAAAACTAAATAAAATCGAGTATATGAATTAGCAAAATGGCAACCAAAGGAACAGCAGCAAAATCTGCAAGTGGAGCCGCGATGTCGAAATATGATGTTGAGGTGGAAGAAAGACTTCAAGCACTTGAGGCAAAAGTTGCAGCACTTGAGGCAAGCGATAAAGCACAACAAGAAGTTGATGCAAGGTTCATTGAAATGGAGCGTAAAATCCAAAAACTTTGGACCTGATTTTCTTTGTTTAAGTAAAACAAAGTGGTGCGGATGGGGCAACCCCGCCCAGTTTCTTGCCTCTGGATAAAGGGCAAGTGGCGTGCATGAAAAGACCTATGAAGAGCGGTTGCGTAAACCGCTCTTTTTTTGTATAATAGATAGTATATGAGTTTTCATTTTTCATGAGCGAATACAAAAAAACCGCATTGGTGCTTGGTGCGGGTGGATTTATTGGATCACACATGGTTAAAAGACTCCGTTCCGAAGGTTACTGGGTGCGTGGAGTTGATCTTAAATATCCAGAATTTACTTCTACACAAGCAAACGAATTTGTGCAGGGAGATTTGCGTGATGTAAATTTTGTTCGTCGTTGCATTAAGTATGCCGGCCCTTATAACAATTTTTATGCCCAAATTGTGGACAAGTATCTTGGCACCTTTGATGAAATCTATCAGTTCGCTGCTGATATGGGTGGAGCAGGTTTTGTCTTCACTGGTGAGAATGATGCAGATATCATGCACAATTCAGTTTCTATTAACTTGAATGTTCTTGAGGAACAAAGAAAGTGGAATGAAACTAAGGGAGAAAATAAGACTAAAATCTTTTACTCTGGTTCTGCCTGCATGTATCCAGAGCACAATCAATTAGATCCAGACAATCCAGATTGTCGTGAAGAATCCGCATATCCAGCTGCACCAGATTCCGAATATGGATGGGAAAAACTATTCTCTGAGAGACTCTATTTTGCATATAATAGGAATTATAGTATTCCTGTTCGTGTTGCCCGCTACCATAATATCTTTGGGCCAGAGGGCACCTGGGAGGGTGGAAGAGAGAAGGCTCCAGCTGCAATCTGCCGTAAAGTGGCTTACCTCCCAGAGGATGGTGGAGCAATCGAGGTGTGGGGAGACGGTCTACAAACTCGTTCCTTCTTGTTCATTGACGAATGTATTGAAGCAACTCGAAGACTGATGGACAGCGACTTTATGGGTCCTGTTAACATTGGATCTGAAGAGATGGTCACCATCAATGAACTGGTAGAGACTGCTGCTAAGGTTGCTGGTAAAGAGGTTCAAAAGATTCATATTGATGGTCCTCTTGGAGTTCGTGGACGTAACTCCAATAACGACCTCATTCGTGAGAAACTTGGATGGGATTATTCTCAAACTCTGGAAGAAGGTATTCGTATTACATATAATTGGATTAAGAGGCAAATTGATGACGAAGCATAAATTTAATTTGGTTGGAAACACTTTCAACTATTCCGATGCCCCCAGATGCTCTGTCTGGGGAAAGGAATCTAAGTTTACCGAATGGGTAGATGAAGGAGGCGATGGCACTTTCTATATCGATGCTGCCATTGGCCTTGGATTTGATGATGAAAGGTCAGGTCCAAAGTATGCATGGATTCTTGAGTCTGCTGCGATTCTTCCACAAATTACAGACTTTGTGAAGGGTAATGGCAGACAGAGAATGCTTGATACCTATGATATTATTTTCACACACAACCAAGAACTGATCGATATTGATCCTGAAAAATTTAAATGGGTCCCTGCTCAGGGTACATGGATCAAAGAACCTAAGATCTATGATAAGACTAAGATGATTTCGATGATTGCATCGAATAAAAACATGTGTCAGGGGCATAGAAATCGCCTTGAATGGGTAGAACGTCTTAGAGATCATGTTGATTTCTATGGTCGTGGATTTGAAACTGAGATTCTGAGAAAGGAAGAAGGTCTCTGTGATTATATGTTCTCAATCGCAATTGAGAATGCCTCATATGAAACTTACTTCACTGAAAAGATCTTAGATTGCTTTGCAACAGGAACCATTCCTGTTTACTATGGTGCTCCCAACATTGGAGATCACTTTAACAAAGATGGCATCATCGATTTGAGTGAAGAATTTGATGTATCAGATGAAATCTACTACAGTAAGATGGATGCAATCAAAGAAAACTTGGAGAAAGCCAAGAAAATGGAAATTTTAGAAGACTTTATTTGGGAGACTTATTTCGCATGAGCGTAGAACTTTTCGATATTGCCGTAAGAGAAGGCAGACCTGTTTGTTACTATCTGTTCCGTGACCTTGGAATTGGTAAAGACTGTAAGTATTTTGTAGAGACTGGAACTCACCTTGGTGGCAGTGTTCAGTTCGCACTTGACCTTGGATTTGAAGAGGCACTGAGTTGTGAAATGATGCCTGACCGCTATAATCACTGCATGGAGAAGTTCAGTGAGAACGATAACGTCAGTCTGTGGCTTGGAGACTCTGATGATTGCTTCTCCGAAATGATGAATCAGGTTGATAAGAAGTCCTGCTTCTGGTTGGACGCCCATGGTGAGGGTGGTGGAGTTCCTACTTTTGAGGAACTTGATCTGATTGCTGAGAATGAAATCAAAGATCACACTATTATCATTGATGATATTCCCGTTTATTTCCTTGGTAGACAAAAACAACTTGAAGATAAACTCAAGTCTATCAATCCAAATTATACCCTGACTTATTATAAGTCTATTGACAGAGAACAAGATTACGTTCTGGCAGCATACGTTGAGTGACATGAAACCTTGCATCATTAAACAACCAGCAGGAGTTGGTGACGTATTTTTCCTTCAAAAGATTGCAAGTATCTATCGAGACAAAGGTCATGAGATCATCTGGCCTTTGCGCGATGATATTTTTTGGATCTCTGAGTACATTTCTGGTGTAAGTTGGTGTACTCTATCTGATTGGATGGCAGGACAAGGTGCAAGGTTGTTTGATTTTGGTGGATTTGCAGAGACTAATGATTTCATTTACATCGATGCATCTACAGCGGATAGAACCTTTAACACTGATCCAACCAGGATCATGTCTGCAAAGTTTGGTCTTGTTGGAATGGATCATACGGACTGGGGTAAATACTTTAAGTTCAATCGAAACAAAGAAAAGGAAGATGAACTGTATTACAACGTCCTTGGACTCAAGGATGATAGTGAATATGTGTATGTAAATGACATTACCAACACAGATTTGCGTAAGACAAGTTCAATGGCAGAGAAATCTTATGATTATCCTGTAGTAGAGAATCAAATCTATCAAGGATTTTCTCTATTTGATTGGATTAAAGTCTGGGAAAATGCAAAAGAGATTCATACTCAACCAACGGCCATGTGTTTTATCATGGACGTAATTGACACCAACGCAAAGATCTTTTATTATCCTAAAGACGAACGTCAATATAAAGATGTAGTAGACATCTTTAACAAAGTTACTGAATATAGAAATGCTTGAGAATTATTCAACGAATGTTGATGGAGTTGTCTACCAAGTAGATAAAAATCACATTGGATACGATAAAGAGTATGTAAATACTCGCTATGTAAAGTATGGAGAACTTCCAACTTACATGGGATATCTTCGTTTGGGTAACATTATCGGATCTTTGGGTAGAGTTCCCAAGAGTATTCTTGATGTTGGGTATGGAGATGGATCATTTTTGAAAGTCTGTAGCAATATTATTCCTGATTGTTATGGATATGACATCTCAACGTATCCAGTTCCTGATGGATGTACTCAAGTAAAAGACTTTATGAATGACTTTTATGATGTAATTACATTCTTTGATTCTCTTGAACACTTTGAAGACATTGAGTTTGTTCAGGACCTAAAGTGTAGTGCGATATGTATTTCTGTACCACATTGTCACTACAAAAGTGATGAATGGTTTGAGAATTGGAAGCACCGTCGTCCAAATGAACACCTCTGGCACTTTGATAAAAGAACTTTGAGGACTTTTATGTATCGAATGGGGTATGTATTAGTCTCTTCGAGCAATGTAGAAGATACTATTCGTAAGAATAAAGAAGAAGAATCCAACATTTTGACTTGTGTATTTAAAAAAGTAAGAGTATGAAAGCTGCTGTATTAGAAAAAATTGATGCCCCTCTTGCAATTAGAGATGTAGAACTGACTGAATTAAAAGTTGGACAAGTCCTTGTTAAGATTCTTGTGAGTGGATTGTGTGGAGCACAACTTCATGAAATTCGTGGTCACAAGGGCAATGCAAAGTTTCTGCCTCACCTGATGGGTCATGAAGGTTGTGGAATTGTAGAAGAAGTTGGTCCTGGTGTTACTACCGTAAAGGTTGGTGATAAGGTTGTAATGCACTGGAGACCTGGAACTGGTATCGAAGCACTATTTCCTTCCTATGTTCTTG